TGACGCTGGATGGTTCGTTCAGGTTGCAAGGCATTGTTGTCACCGCCCACCTTGCGTGCTTCGGTATCAATGAGCGTCTGTGCCCAGCCATATGCCAGCACCTGAAAAATACTTCCGGCAGGATTCGTGGTTTGGCCGGGGGAATGCACACCCTCAACAGACTTAATGGAAACACATCGCCAAACACCTTCTTGAACCACGCCGTTTATGAAGGGGTCTTTTACGCTGTAATACTTGTTTCCGTCATCAGGATTTAATACACTTGTTCGTTGACGCAGAGTCTCCACCAGAGCGGGCAAATCTTTAATATTCAAACCAGTTATTTTGCGCGTAATAACACGGTCGGAAGATAAAAGTCCAGAAACATTCTGACCTTCTAAATCCAAAACCCATCTTCCTTCTGCAATATTATCCAAATTAGCCATAAATTAGTCCTGCATTTTTGTAGTCATATTTACCAGTTTTTTCCGTTCAAATCTGAAAGCCCCCTCACGTATCCCTTGCCTCGTGCGTACCTGCGATCTTGAAACATCGAAGTCGGGCGTACAATGGGTTGCCTTGGTTCTGACGCCTTCATTTGTGATAGCGCTATTGTATATTCGGTGGACTTACGGTCAGCGGCGGAGTTAAATCCGAGCAACGAAAGCAACTTCATCAAAGCCTTTATTTCCACCGCCTGACAATCACCCGGAAGTTCCAAAACATCATTTTTAGAATATGGCAAAAGTGGTATTCGCGTGTAATTTATTTGAATATCCGTTGGAGTAGTCGCGCTTCCACTTGCATCAGAAAAACCAAGAACCATTGTTCCCTTTGGACGTATTTGGAAGGCAACATTGGATTGCTGATCTCCACGGAAGTTATCTTGCAAAACGATATTACTTGCATCCGTCCATGTTTTGATGCGATATATGGACGGGTTGCTTGCGACCCGTATAAACTCATTTACACACGTGGTCGCAGTAAATTCTGCTGTAGAGCTAACCGCCGTGGCATATTCTCCGACATTCAAAGTTGTTCCTTCGGCAAGAACCGTGGAAATCGGAGGAGCAAAATAATAATTTCGATTGAAATCAGAAGGACAATTTGCGTTTGCTACAAGATTGTACGGATTTTTATCAGAATCTTGAACGCTGTTGATAATCCTACAATCTGCTGGAACAAGAAACGTGGTGTTATTAAGCGTGGCGACACTTTGCAAACACGACCAATTATACGAAGACGCGACCTCTCTATAAGCCTCCCGCACCTTAGACCATATCTGCGAAATAAACGCGGCGTCTGCTGTTCCCGCTGGATTATTGCATTGTATTGCAAGTTCGTCAATGAAAGTGCCTACAGGAATACTCATGGCGTTTTCCCTTTCCGTTTAAACTGCTAAAGCAATTCGTTTTATTGTATGCACTTCTTTATGACAATATGCACAAAGAGTAACAAGGTTGTCAAAAGCAAATCTTAATTTTTTAAACTTTGTCCATGATTTTAAATGATGAACATGAAGCGGAGGAGTTCGCGTGCCACAAATTAAGCAAGTATATTTGTCGCGCTTCCTTATTTTCTGCCTAACTTCTGTCCATCGAGGGACAAGCATACGACTAATTCTATCTTTTTCTGTTAAAGAAGGATTGAAAGTAAGAGTGCTCGCCCTCTCTCTCCTAAAACATCCGCAAGATTTTGTGTTACCGGAAACTAAACTATTCCTATCAATATCTTTAACAACTCCGCAATCGCATCTGGTTTTACATTTTTTATTTGATGTTTTAGATAACACCAATATTCTGCCGAATCTTTTCCCAGTTAGGTCTTTTGTGAAACGCTCACGTGTTCTTTCGTTCCCCCAACACCCACAGGATATATGATTCCTTTTAAAAGTAGAACATGAAACGACTTTCTTGTTTCCACAATCACACACACAGTTGAATTGGCGGGTTGCGCACTTTTTCAGTTTTGAAAAATACCGATATGGGGTTGCTTCGCTTACCACAACGAGTCTCCCAAACCGTTTGCCAACAAAGTCAATTTTCTTCGTATGCATAGCAATCCTTGTTTTTATGAAAACGTATCACAATGTTCAGAGTTTGTCAAGCCCTAAATAAAAATACCTGCGGAAAAGAATTTTGAAGATTGTTGTTGACACGGCGGGAGGATGAGTGTATAAGGAACGCCAAAGGGAGAGGAACCCTTCCAAAGCAAGGATAACATATTATGATTTACGGCGGCTACCGACCACGAACGACGTTTCCGATTGTCCGAACAGGACTGTCCTTGCGCGCCGTTTGTGTCCTCCGGTAGCCGCTTTCTTTAGGAGGCAACCATGAAGACTCCGTTCGTAGTCAGTAACGGTAAGTTCTATATTACCATTGTAGCCAGCGGTATTCACCCCTTGATTCCTTTGGTTGATGGAATGTGTATCAACACGTTTCCCAAAATCAAAAAGGCGTTTTTGCCGTTGGATGATGTAATCGCGTGGCACGAAAAAGAAATAAAAGCATGGCAGGGAGACCATTCCCAAAGTATTAAATGCCTTGAATTGTTAAAACAGGCTCGCACTCGTCTCATTGCTAATGCAGAAAAAGCAATTGAAAGGAATTAAATATGGAATTCAAAGCAATGTCGCTTACTGATTTAGCTGAATCTTATGATGAATATAAAAAGAAAATGGATGGCATAGTCCGATATCACAAGGGGAACCAAACGATTGTGATTAACCTTGCTTATCCATACGAAATTGATCTGGATAGAATTGAAACTCCCTGTCAATTACTTGGTTGGGTTCATCATCTTTCTGAAAAGAATTGGATGACAACAATCGTATTGCATTGGTTTATTGAAAAGGTATCGGAAATAAAAAAGTTTGACATATATGGGATGTAAGAAAGATGTGTGTTTATGACAATAAGCGAATTTCTACAACGATTAAATAAAGTCAAGTCAATTGGCGAAAACCAGTGGGGTTGCCTTTGTCCGGCACATGATGACCAAAGATCAAGTCTTTGCGTTTCTGCCTCAAATGACGGCAAAATACTTATTAAATGTCAGGCTGGATGTCTCACGGAAACAATAGTAAGCAAGATGGGACTAACTATGGTGGACTTGTTTCCAGACAAGCAAGCGACTGCCGCGCCCATCATTCCTAAGATCGTGGACGTGTATAGTTATACCGATGCCAGCGGCAAGTTGCTTTATCAAGTCTGCCGCTACAAGCCCAAAGACTTCAGACAACGGCGACCAGACGGCAACGGCGGCTGGATATGGAATATGAATGGTACCCAACGTGTTCTTTACAAGCTGCCCAAGGTAATAGAAGGCGTCAAAGCCGGACAAATCATCTGGATAGTTGAAGGTGAGAAGGCCGTCTATGCCGCCGAAGCAATAGGCTTTGTGGCAACAAATGCCCCAGGCGGGGCTGGTAAATGGAAAGATGAATATAACGAAGTCCTCAAAGGGGCTGTTTGTAATATCATTCCCGACAACGACGATCCGGGTCGCAAGCACGCAAAACTTGTGGCTGATTCTCTGCGTGGTATAGCCAAACTGGTGTGTATAGTCGAGTTGCCGGGGTTGCCTCCAAAGGGCGACCTTTACGACTTTGTAAGTGCCCGTCAAGACAAAGACACGGAAGATACCAAACAGGAAATCTTTAAGATAATGGCACCGCCCAAGCCTATCGAACCACAGCAAAAGACCACATCCATATCAGACAAAAACCGCTTTCAGATATTCTATAATGGAGCCAGCAAAGGGTTCCTTGCCCCAGATGATCGTGGGGGATGGGTGTCACTTTCAGAAACACAAATTAAGCGACTTCTGAGAAGCAAGGGAGTTGAAAAAAACGTCCAAAAAGGTGAACTTGTTTCCGAAATAGAAAACGAACTATTGATGATTCAGACCACGCAAAACGTGGATTACTCTGGGCCGTTGGCAGGACATTATGCTGGTGTTCTTCAAATAGCAAACCATCGAATACTTGCCACCGAATCGCCCACCATCATTGAACCGAAGGAAGGCGATTGGAGTACATACAAAACAATCATAGAAGGACTACTTGGTGCAGAACAGTTGCCGTTTTTCTACGGATGGGTTAAGGTGGCCTATGAATCTTTACGTGCTGGGGTGCGAACCCCTGGTCAAGCTATGGCAATGGCCGGACCACGCAACGGCGGTAAATCGCTTATTCAAAATCTCCTCACGCCAATCTTCGGTGGACGTTGTTCTCGCCCGTACGAATACATGACGGCAGTATCTCCATTCAATTCACACCTGTTTGGAGCCGAACACCTCATGGTAGAGGATGAAGCCCCTTCAACAGATCTTCGCGCAAGGCGCGCATTCGGCGCACAAATAAAATCCATAACCGTCAACCTTGAGGCCCAATGTCACGCCAAGGGACAAACTCCAATCATGTTGCGTCCCTTCTGGCGGTTATCCATCACCCTCAATGACGAACCAGAAAACCTTATGGTTCTGCCACCAATGGATGAAAGCCTTTTTGACAAGTTGACCTTGTTCAAAACGAACTACCAAGAGATGCCCATGCCAACCGCATCTCCTTCTGACCGAAGTGCGTTTTGGGAAAAACTGGTATCCGAACTTCCGGCGTTCCTTGCCTTCCTTGCCCAATGGCAAATCCCGCCAGAAATGGTATCACAACGGTTTGGAGTAATCCATTATCACCATCATGAAATCATGGAAGCTCTAAACGAACTGGCCCCCGAACATCGTCTATTGTCTTTGATTGACGGATATTTGTTCAACGGGCTTGACCCATCGTGGACTGGAACAGCCGAACAATTGGAACGCAGTTTTACCAATTCTGAATCGAAATGCCGGTTTGAAGCCAGCCAGTTATTCAAGTTTAATGTTGCCTGCGGAACCTACCTTGGCCGACTGGCAAAACGGTATCCAAAACGGTTTGAACATGAACGCAACGGTTCAATCCGAACTTGGACGATTTTTGCCCAAAATCAAGAAAATGAAATCCCATCCTAAAATCCGCCACCCTGCCACCATATTAGTATATTGTATAGTATTCTTGTTTACATAGAGAATAGGAAAATATGGTGGCTGGCTGACATATAGCAACAACTTACAACAAAATCTTATGGCTACTCTAACTTGCCATCACAAATATATTGGAAAACTACTATCCTATAAATGACGAAAAACAGTCAAAAACCGACTATCTGCCAAAATTAATCCCAATTAACTAATATCAACGACTTACGTAAGTAGCCATGAGTTCTGGCATTTATTGCATCTTGAACACCTCCAACGGCCACCGCTACATCGGCCAAAGCGTTGACCTTTCCCGCCGCAAGTCCTACCACTTCACGGCACTTGCCAAAGGAATCCATAAAAACCGGCACTTGCAGTCGGCGTGGAACCGCTATGGTGCCCAAACCTTCAAATGGGAAGTGCTACAAGTCGTATCTCATCCTTACCTCCTGGATGCCCAAGAACGCTACTGGATTGACTTGTACGCCACGAACGACCATAAACACGGGTATAACACTGAGTCTGGTGGCCGACGCGATTTACCATTGACATTTCGAACCAGATGTAATATGATATTGGCTCAACAGAAACGCCGTAACAAGGAATACTCTATTGGACATGAAGACCAGCGCGATATACGGGATACACAATACCGTTAATGATACATGGTATGTAGGACAAACTATTGATATTGTTGCGCGAAAGTGTGACCACTTCTATGATCTCCGCAGAGGAGTTCATCACAACAAACACCTTCAACACTCTTTCTCAAAATATGGCGAAGCCTCTTTTGCCTTTAAGGTATTGGAATCCCCTGTATCCATTGACTCTTTAGACTCTCGCGAGTGCTTCTGGATTGACTTCTACCATAGTAACCAACGTGGACAAGGCTATAACATGGAATCCGGTGGACGGCGTAATGCAACCCCATCACCTGAAACACTGTTGAAAATTAAAGAGGCATTACAAAAGTACCGACAGAATGACGATTGGAAAACTCATTTATCTTTAATGAACAAAGGCAAACGCTTCATTTCTGAAGCATATCTTAAAGTAGTAGAGGAACGTAAAATTAAAACTCAAAAACGTGCTGATGCTCGCAAAGAAAAACGCTTGATAAACTACAACGGAAAAGTGTTTCTAAGTGCAGTTCAGCCTTATTTGCCGGGTATAGGACATAATGTTGGCAAGCATTTTTCCATAAGACATCGGGCAAGAATGTCTAAATCTCAAAAGGATTACTACCTAAAAAATCCTCGCCCTCAACTCAATGGTCACTTCGTAACTCATTCAAAGCGTGAGTCTTAAATCAACTACGCCCCCATATACGTGCAAATAGACGGCGGCACTGGGACCCCTGCCCGGGGGTCTGCGGGCAAGGCGCGACTGGATCGGGATGGACACGGGCGCACTGGATATGATTATCAACGAGTTACACAAGCGAGCGCAAATAATAACTTGGCTGATTATTGACATGATGTTGAGTTGTAATGAGTTGCTACAATACAGATAGTAGACTTAAACCATATTATGCGACATTACTTATGACTCGGATCGCATTAGGTGTCTGGAGTTGGTCCTACGCCCAGCCCTTGAAGTCGCCGGCTACAGCGGAACAGCGGGAGAATGTAAAAAAGGAGTATAATAGCGACAAAATGTCTCACTTCTGTAAATAGTGTGCCAAAATGTCTCACATTAGGATTGTTGATAGGAATCATGCTATAGGAGTAACAACACGATGAAAACGACAAAACGCAGTCAAACAACCACAAAATCATGCTATAGGATGCCCAAGGCGCGGCGCAAAGGTGACAAGCCATACCGTGACACCCCGGCAAAACTGACACCAGCACAGTATGTCCGGCTGATCAATTACCTATATTGATATGGAGTGTATTCCAAAGCCTCTTTTTTGCGCGGTAGTCAAGCATAAAAATAATTTGTGAATTATGTTGACACACTGGCGGAATTGTGCAATACTCTTAATAGTTGAATACGAAAAGGCACGTTGAAAGGCCTGATGCAAACACAGCACACAATCAAAGCCCGGCATATAGTCCGTCTCATAGCCGCCCTGGTTATGACTTTCAACCGGATTATATTGCCGGGTTTATTTTTTGAGGTGAAACCATGACAAAGCAAAGCGGCGTCTATGGAATTAGAAACCTGAAAACTGGTGAATGGTATATCGGCGCGTCAACAGAATTGAAACATAGAAAGCAAGATCAGTTAAGAACGCTGAAGGATGGAGATAATCAAAACAGATTTTTACAAGCGGCATACAATAAACACGGTGCAATCAATTTTGTTTTTATTGTATTGGAATATATGCCAATCAATAAACTTGATGAACGCGAGCGGTATTTTATCGCGCACTATAGAAGCAATCAAGAGGGCCACGGCTACAATATAGCCAGAGGCGGGGCTGTTGGTAATATGACAGAACGTGCAATACGAATTGAACGCCGAAAGGCAAGCCGTTTGTTTGAGTCACGTCAAAATGGGATAATAGGCCGCTCAATAATGCGAAAACGGTTTTCACATTCGCAAAACTGACCTTACTTATGTCTACTAATTAGCAATTTATAGTAGACAATAACAAAACCGGATATTTTATGAATGTCAATTTGAATACCGTCAACATTGATTCAAAACGATATTTGGCAAAAAAGATTATGCGACTTTGGCATACTCGGTGCTTATATAGTATTGTATCTGACATAGAACCGCAACCGCAAAGGACAAGGGGGCATTATGACAACAATACAAACAGCGAATCCGGGCAAGTATAACATCGGGCAACAAGCACGGGTTATTAAATCCGCGCTGACTTGCCAACTTGCGCCATACGTGCGACTGGTGAACCAGTGCAAAGACCAGCATGGCTTTGTTACTGTACAGGCCGTAAAGCATTATGATAACGGCAAGGCCGAGGCTGATATTGGAAACATTCTCGGCTGTGTATATGTCCCGATGGAATCACTGGTATTTTAATAACGCAACAACCGGCCACGGGGCCACAAGGAGGGCGGGACAATGACAACCAAGAGTTACAAGATCAGCAATGTCGGCGACACAATGGTTATTACGCACAGCGACACCGGCGAGCATATTGCCGAGTATCGCATGACGCCGGGGCATGAGGCCAGTGAGATTAGGCAGATGCGGAGAGCGATTGACAGGCACCTTTGCAAGCCTAACGGGACACTGGGCAATTATCAGTGGTAACCACGCGCGGGCACGGACTGAAACAACGGGACAGAAACAAACAAGGAGGGCGGGACAATGAAATGCACAATTAAAATCAGCATGGACGGAGCGGCCTTTGATGATGGACAAATGGAATTAGCACGTATTCTGAAAGAATTGGCGGTTAAAGTATCAAATGACCGCTTGGAAAAACCTAACCCTACAACCGCATCATTGATACTGGACATTAACGGCAACACGGTTGGCGAATTTAAGATTAGCGGCAAACGTGGATAAGTAACTGGTCCGCTGGTGAGTGCGGGCGCGGACTGAAGCAACGGGACAAAACGATAGGGATCAAACAAACAAGGAGGGCGACACGATGAAAGACACACTCACAACCAGCCAGATCGCGGACAGATTAAAAGCGGATGAAAATGCGGGATGGTCTTACGCCGGAGCACGTGCGCTGGCCGAATACCTGGAGCAATACGAAGAAGACGCCGGGGAAGAACTGGAGCTTGATGTAGTCGCGATCCGTTGCGATTATTCGGAATATGAAACCTTGCGCGAATGGGCTGAGGGTTACTTTGGCGAAAAAGAAGCAAAAGAAAAGTTTGACATTGAAAAGGAAGAAGACTGGGAAGACAAGGA